GTAAGAGTAGTAAAATCTAATTTATTAATTGTATAAGGAGCTGATTTACCACTTACACCTTCTGTTGTAGCAGTAAATGCATCCCAGTTAACTGAATCATAATCTGCATCTACATTTGCAGAACCAGGTTTTAATAAATACCATCTAGTTCCTGCAACTGTTTCAACATAAGTGTTACCATAATATTCATTCTGAGGTGTACTGGTACTTAACCAAGACCAATCATCTACAGCATCTACTATATCAAAGTATGCTCTATTTACACAATTAGCAACTTGCTTTTGAATTCCTACTGCAGTACTAATAGATGTTAATTCAGGTTCATTTAATTCAACTAACAACTCGTTAGTCATTGCCAAGTATGTTTTTGCCATAGTATTATAATATTATTGCGATAACTAAAATAACTCCAACAGCAATAACAACTTTTTTATGTTCTGTATAAAGATGTTTTGCTTCTAAAGATATTACTTTTAATTTTTCCATTATATTATTCCTTTTGTTAATTGAATTAAATTGCTAGGGGATATTTCTACCCCCTAACAAAGTTATTAGATATTAGTCTAATACATAGATTGTTCTTCCAATTGCTTCTGTTCTAAGAACTTTTCTACCAAATACTAATAATCCTCTTACGATATCAGCAAAAGTAGTAGTACTTCTTACAGACTCAACAATTTTCAAACTAGACCCACAAGATATTCCACTCATCTGACCCCAAACTGCACAAGGTTGTGTAGCTGAACCAGCAGGAGAAGCTGATGATAAGTCATGTGTTTTACAATTGTTTGATTTATACATTTGGAATCCTCTAACAAGACCTGATGCAACTAAACCATTTCTTAAAGAACCTTTACCAGCATTGTAGTCAACTGATAATAGTTTAGAAGATGTGTTAGCTAATGCATCATACCATTCTGGAGCTGCAACAAACCATCTACCTTCTTCAGGTACATTTTGTTCGTCAAGCAACTTAGCAGCAGTAGTCATCTCATTTAAAGGGTCAATTTCACCAGTAGTGAAACCTACATCAATCGGAGTTGAAGTAGTTCCTCTTTTGTTAGCAGCAACAGATGATGCATCAACAGCAATATGATGAAGGATGTTTTCATCCATTGCATCTTTTAGCTTGTATGCAGCATTGTCAGAAGCTACTGACTGAAAGTTGATATGAGAAAATCTTTTCTCGATATCATCTAGTTGAAATTGAAAGTATTTAGCTTGGTCTATTACTAAAACAAGCTCTTGGTCTGTTAATGCTGTGCTAGAAGTTGTTGCACCTCTAGTGTAATCACTAACAGCGATTTGAGGTTCTTTTACTATATTTACAGTATCTCCGAAAGATTTAATCTCACCCATGTAATCTGTGTTACAAACTGCTTCAGCAACTGAAGCTTTTCTAAGTGCTATTTGTACTTTCTTACTATAAATTTCTGGTACCCAAAAGCTGTTCGTTTGTCCAGCAGTTGAAGCATCAAAGTTAGTAGTTGAACCACCTGCGAAATGTGCCATAATTATGACTCCTTTTCTTTGTTGTTGGTTGATAAAAATAGAAAATTAATTATTCGTTAATCAATCTTCCTTCGCTTTGAGCTATCATGATATCTTTTTCATATCTTTCAAACTCTTGGTCTGACATCTTATTGATATCAGATTTTCTCCATACCTTCTTTTGATTAACTGGTTGGATTTGTTCGCTAGTCTTAACTAACAAATCTGCTCCACCTTTATCATTATTAGGTGTAGAGGTTGTAGTTTTTTTATCTAAACCAAGTCCTCGGTCTTTCTTATATAAGTCAACTGCTCTTGCAGCAAGTTTGCCATCTGAGTTATTCTCATAAATCCATGATTTAATTTCCATGGGTTGTGAGTCTGCCCAACTATGAAAATCATCTGATTCTTTAATTTGATTAAAGTCTGGATGAAGTTTCGCTAGTTCTAATTGAGCTTCTCTTTGAGCTAAAGCTTCGTTTCGCTTTTTCAAAGAGCTAACTTCTTCCTGCAAATCTTTCATCTCATTTTGAGATTGCAAGTGAGATACAGTTTCCACCACGCCATATATGTCAGGATATTCTTTCTTAAAAGAGTCTAACTCTTCTTTAGATTTAGGTGGTGTATACTTTGGTCGGTTCTCTCTAATCTGTGATTTGAGGTCGCCTTCTTTAGATGTCCACTCACCAAGCTTCTTGTCATAATAACGCTTTAGGTCATCATATCTTTTTTTATAGTCAACTTTAGTATAAGGTTTGGATTCAACATTTAATGCTGATTCTTGTAAGACCTTATCCGAAGTAGCCGAATCTTGTTGAGGTTTAGCTTCTGGGTTGACATTACTGTCAGTCGCATATTCAAAACCTGTCTTAGGTTCGGTGTTGGCTTCTGCTGGTCCACTATCTGCAGAAACAAATTTTTCTGGCATTACATCTTCTGTGTGCCAGTATTTCTTTCTATTATATGGATTCGCAATGACTTCGTTAGTTTTTCCTTCGTTTTCATTACTCATATTATTCCTCCTTTGGGCTTCTTTTACTGAAGGTAGCAAAAAAAGGGGTTTGTTAATTTGAAAACAAAGCTACAAGGGCTTCCATTGCTAGAAGGTAGCTTGTTTATTCATAGGGTACCATCCCTAGAATTTTGTTTTAGATTATGATTTCTTCTTCAGATGCTAATGCTGCATCTGCTTCTTGATTAACCATACCAGCATCATAAGCTTCTTCAGCTTGTTTCATCATTTTTCTTAATTTATCAATGCCAAGATGTTTAACAGCTTTTGCTGTAAATACAAATTCGCCATCTGATAATAGTGCTGGGATAGAGTCTGAAGTTCCAGTACCTGGTCCTTCTACTTCTCCATCTTCTGTAAATTCTGTTGCAACGATTTTTGGAATAATCGCTTCTAATTCTGGAAACATTTCCATTGCTTGGTCTACTACTGATTCTTCTGCTTCTGATAATGCAGATGTATCTAAAACTGAATCAGCTTCTGCCATTAATGCTTCTTCATCTTCAATTGCATCAATATCTTCTTCTAACATTGGTGCATCAATATCCATTCCAACTGGAGCCATTAAAGGTTCTTCAACTATTTCTTCTTCAGCAATAACTTCATCACCTTCTGCATAAGCTTTATAATCTTTTCTTCTATCATATTTTTCTTGAAGAGCTGCTGCTCCACCAATACTATACTTTGCTAAAGGTTCTTCTTGTGAAATTTGAAAGTTATCCATATAACCACCTAAAGCTGCAGTAGTTACTTTTTTATTTTTTAATTTTTTTAATTTATTAATATCTGATTCAAGTTTTGCTTTTAAAGTTAAATCATCTACTACTTGTAATTCAGCTTCCTTTTTATCAATTAATTTATCAATTTGTTGTTTTTGAACAGAGTGCATACCAATATCTGAATCATCAGTTGAATATTCCCATGCATCTACTGTAGGAACATCATTAGGGTCTAACACACCACCTTTATTATATCTAGTTCTTGATGCTGATAAACTTCTTTGAGGTAAACCTTGTCTAGCAGAATCAGGAGTATTTACATCATAAGGTGTAATACCTGAATCTTTCTTTTTATCAGAATAACCAATATAAGGAGGTTTTGACATTAATCCACCTGTAGCCATATTTACAACTCCACCTTTATTAAATTTCCAAGTTTTACTTATACTAATAGATTTATTTTTTCTACCATCAACATCTGAATATGTTACATTTAATGGACCATATCCATAAGAAATACTTTTTGATGTACTATTAATATCAGGATTTGAATAAGCTTCACCTTTAACATTAACATTACCGACTTTAGTTTTAACATCAAGTCCAGCAACTGTATGTAAATCATCCTTACCTTTATTTGTTTCAATGTAAGGAGTAACTGATATATTTTTCTTTTTCTTTTTATCTGACATTTCTATCCTTATGGGTATTATAACAATTAATACTTAATTAGTCAACACTTTTCTTTAAGTCGTTGACTTGATTAGGCAGGTTCTTCAGTCGTTCCAGAAAATTCCATCTGCCCTGGCATTGGTGGATTATCTGAAGGTCCTGGGACTTCGCCATTTCCTGTACTGTTTGCTCCTGCACCTTGTTGAGGTATTCCTCCAGATGCTGCCATTGCTCCGAGTTGACTAGGGTCAATAGCTTGTTGGCTATTTGCTTGGTTAACATTTTGATATCCTATAATTTTTGCATGTATTTCTGCTTCATCTTTTGAGTTAATAATTTCTTCAGGGTCTAAGTCTAATGAGTATGCTAACTCTTTAACCACTTCTGAAATTTTAACAAATGGAGCAATTTGTGGATTTTGAATTGTTTGTAAGAACATAGTTAATCTTTGACTTCTAACTTCTTTTCTCATTAAAGATGCACTACCTGTTGCTTTAATTTCAAAATCACCAATGATAGGT